TAAATTTAATCTTTTCACCTTTTTGAATCATATCATGTTTTTTGTCAAGAGACTTTTCTTTAATTTGATTATTATATAATAAGGCCCCACGAACGTGTATGGGAGTGCCTTTTTTATAGATAGTTCGGCGATCTTTCCATTTGTCAAGTTCAGATACACCACGCGGAAACGAAACTTTTTCTGCCGATAACGATTTGAATTCTTGTTTAAAATCATTTATAAACTTACGAGTACTTAATTCATTACCTTTGATAATAACCTTAAATATCTCTTTAAATTTATCACGAACTACTTCAGGAGTACTAGACTTGATAGCTTCAATACCCATGATTTTAAGTTTCGGTTCAGCATATTGAACACCTTCGTTGTTATGAACATTTAAAATATATCGTTTCTTTGCTGTCCATATGCCACGATCGGCTATAACTTCTCTACCCATTTCCATGCGAGGAGTGTACGCATTTAACTTATGAAATAATTCATCATAAGCAGATGCAATCATTGGCTCGAAGTGTGTCTTACAAATTTTGTCCAATGCTTTAACAGGATCTGCTGGCGCCAGTTTAGCAACAAGAGGACCAAAATTAATATAGACTGAGTCAGTGTCAATAGCAATAACATAATCTTTTCCTTTAGTTTTAAGTACCTTATTCATTTCATTGTTAATAGCCCGTTCAGCCCATTTAATAGAAAGTTGACCGGTAAGCGTAACACTCTCTGCAAGAGCATTATCAAAGAACTTAAAGTACTTATTTGCCATTGCACCGTATAATGAGTTAAGTAGGATTTTAATAGCCATCTGATTATTTTCAAGTTGATTGATTTCAGACTCTAGAGATTTATTTTTTGTTTCTTCATATTCTTGTTTTACTTTCAACATTTTTTGTTTAATCACACTACGTTCTGCATAGTACTCAACAATAAGCTCTGGAATAATACCTTGTTTCTTTTTACTAAATGGCACACCACTAGCACATACTGAATAATCATCGGTCTGAATATCATTATTATTTAAATAATGATTAACACCTTGAGTAAAATGATTCCATGTTTTGTCTTTAATAATAGTCTCAGGCGATATATTAGATTGTACAATAATATTTGGATACAGTGAGTTTAAATCAAATGATACAACCCAATCGTATGCACCAGGTTTTGGAGGTTTTACGTAACCGCCAGCAATTGTACGCTGAGCTTGTTTAGCACCAGTAGCATCATAGGTTTGATTGTCTGGATTACCGACTAAGCCGTACATACATTGAGAAATCTGTTCAACTGGTGGTATTACACCATTTTTAAGAAGGCGGCGATAGATAATTGATTCCCATATAGCCGTAGTGCCAAAAGTATCACTTACATTAACACCACCTTTATAGGCCATAGTTAAAACTAAGTTAATAAGACCCATCTTACTATCGATGCGGTCAACAAGTTGAACATCCTTAATATTATAGTCAATAAATTTTTGATGGTCTGCTTTGTATAAGTTGTGAAGATTGCCATGCTCTTCATATGATAGTTTGTTTTCACCTAGTACGGTATAAGCAATATGATCTAGCTTATAAGACTCTTGAGGTCCGTAAGAATAACCAAACTTTTTAAATAATTCAATATAGTCAGCAATTTGAATGCCTTCTAACTCATAACCATATTTCGCACTTTTTTGACCTCGAGATGTACCTGTTCCGACATTATTCCACGGAGAAAGTCTCCGAGCTGGTTTACATTTTATTTGTCCATCTTCACCTGGTATTTCCCCGGCAAGTCTACAGATTCTATTAACTAAATACGGAATATCAAATTGGCGGATATACCATCCAGTAACGATGTCTGGATAATTTTTAGTCCAATAGTTTATAAACGAAACTAATAACTCAGTTTCAGTATTACATTTATGATATTTGATATGATTGCCGGCCATATCTAGTTCAGTTTTAGCAGGATCGTATTCGTCTAAACCCCAAACCTGATATATAGATGACTTACTGGATTTTAAAGCTATTGAAATAACTGGATGCAATGCTTCATCTGGACTAGGAAATCCATCATCTGATGCAACTTCAATATCAAAATTAACTATATTAATATGTTTCTGATTAAATTCTATATCAGTTGGAAAGTTATCAGTAATATATTGATGAACGTAATTCCTAGTTCCGTAGACTTTCACGCCTTCCATATCTTTGTATGTGTCTAGAAATTCTTTACCTTGATACATTGTATCAAACTGATATGAGTTTAAATAATTACCATCAAGGGATCGGTATTTAGATGGATCCTTTGATGGTAAAAAAAATGTTGGACCGAACTTTTCACGTTTTTCAATCCGAGTACCGTTAGCAGTATAACCACGATACAGAATTTCACCTTTATGGCGATTGATAGATGTATAAAAATTATTCAAAACATTCCTCCGTCATTGGAGTAATTATAACATAATATAGAGGTAATGTAAACCTTTAATCTTTCTTCGAGACAAAAGAATACATTTCTTTAGCCTTTGCCATCATATCTTCAACTGAATACATTTTGTACGCATCTTGCAATTCAGTCATATTCTTTTGGCCTTGATCATACATATCGGTAGCAAGTTGGATATTCATTTTATATTGTTGATCCATATAGTCTTTAGCCATTTGAAGCATTTCAGCTCTAATTTCAAAAGGGTTTTTCTGTGTCATGTGTGTGTTCCTTTTATGTTAAAAAGTTAAAAAGGGCAGAAATGCCCTTTTTGTTAGCTACGCAATTTTTGTATTTCCATCATACATTTTCTCGATTCCTCGTAATATCCCATTCTTGCGAGTTCCGCCGCCGCCTTGGAATATCCCATTGTCAAGTTGAAGCGTTCTAATGCAGACCAAAATCCCGACAATGGCGAAAATATAGTATATGCTATACTTGTTGCCATTAGCTCCATCCTTTTAAATTAGGATTGGATGCTGGTTCGGAATAACGATGATTTGCTCTTCGAACAAATTCCCAGTCGCCTCGTGCAATTGCTTCAATATCACCTCTTGTGATACCAATATCACGTAATTCTTTATCATTTAATGATTTAAGTTCATTACGTGTTTCTCTAACACCGTTTCTAAATTTTAGATGCTTCCAAAATGAAGATAGTGATTCAATAATTAGCTCAATTGCTTTCGTTGAGTAGTTGTGTGCTGTTAATATTACTTGTGTCATTTGTTTTCCTCGTTTGACCAATATTGATTTTACGAGGACGCATTTCTTCTGGGATTTCATACTTCAGTTCTACAGCAAGTATGCCATCTTGAATATCTGCTCCGTTTACTTGAACGTGTTCAGACAATCGAAAAGTACGTTTAAACTTCTTGGTACTAATACCACGATGAATAAAGTCTCTTCCTTTGCTTACATGTTCTCCTGTTATCATTAAAGTTCTATCTTTAACTTCGATTGATAATTCATCTTTTGAAAAACCAGCAACTGCGAGTTCAATAAGATACTCGTGCTCAGATGCTCTAATAATATTATGGGGTGGATAATGATCAGCTGCGTGACGAACGGTGTGTTCCATTTCATTAAACAGATGATCGAATCCTACAAAAGATGATCGTGGAAATAGTGTTTGTATGCCTGTCATTTTGGTGTTCTCCTCTTCCAAGCAAGAATGTTCTGGGACCAGATTATTCTGCATCCCTCCGTCTTTGGACAATTCCTACGAATTGCCTCTATAGTATATATAGTACTTTATTTAAAAAAGTAAATAGGCTATATCAAAAAAAATATTATTTTCGGCCAATATTATACTTTGGACATAATTCCCATTGATTTTTATCTTTAAAAGAAATTATTTTAATTTGTCTTAAAGGAGCAGCCGGTATAGCGCAATCAGGTTTATCAATGGTTATTAGTCCCCAATCAGAAATTAATGTTGCAATAGTATTTCGTCTAGCAACATCGCTTTCTTCTAATGTGGATTTTTTACCATCAAGCAAAAATAATTCTTTAAAATGTACAATAAAATAACGACCTTGCTTATGTAAAATATGGCAAGATTGAAATAGTTTTTTTTCTTTTCGGGATGCCACGCCAATGCGTGTAAGAGTTTCTCTAACTTTTAGAAAATCATCTGGATCGTTAAGAGTAATCTCCAACATTGAATCGGGAGACCAGTCTACTAAAGTAGCTTCTTCATTCATTTTTTCAACTCACTTCTAATATATTCTATTCACGATAATGTACTCATGATAGCTATATTTATACTAATTAAATTTTTAGCGTCTTTTACCGCCTTTATTAATTGTTGAATGAATTTTGTCAAGATGCTCTTTATTAATAAGTGAGAGTACTTGGTAAGCTTTTTCTTTTGAATATCCATAGTATTCTTTAATAGCATCAATGTCTTTTGACTTATCTTCCTTTGTCCATTTAGAAAATCGTTTACGTTGTCTGACGATTTGCCGATAAAAATCATATTGAAGTCTATTATCCAGATGAGCATTTAAATTCATTTCGTTTGCCATCAAGACGGTGTCATTAAAATATGACAGGCTTCTATTAATTACAAAGGGAGCATAGTCTTTTTCATCTAGATCATCAGACATTATGTCTTTCTTTGATGTGTTTATGCTATTTAAATAATCAAAGGGACTCATAGAGATTGTGCCACTGTTTGAATTCTCATAACATCTACGGCAATATCGT